ATGCGTTCGCTACAGTTCGGAGGTAAACCGATTGAGATCTCGCCTAATAGAGTCTATAATTGTGCTTATCTACCTATTGATAGCACTGAGTGTTTTCATGAAATAATGTTCTTACTATTAGGTGGTACTGGAGTAGGTTACTCTGTTCAACGACATCATGTTGACAAGCTACCTTCAGTTAATCAACCTTATAGTAAAAGAACTAGAAGACATTTAATCGGTGATAGTATTGAAGGCTGGGCTGACGCAATAAAGATATTGATTACGTCTTATATGGGCTCTAAGAGATCATCTAAGATAGTATTTGATTATTCTGATATAAGACCAAAGGGCGCACAGTTAGTTACGTCTGGTGGTAAAGCACCAGGTCCACAACCTTTAAAAGAATGTATTGTAAAAGTACAAGGAATACTACAAGATGTAGAAGATGGAGACAAATTAAGTACAATTCAAGCTCATGATGTTGTTTGCCATATAGCAGATGCTGTATTAGCAGGTGGTATACGTAGAGCTGCTTTAATTAGTTTGTTTTCTGCTGACGATGAAGCAATGATAGGTTGTAAGTCAGGACACTGGTGGGAAGAAGCACCTCAACGAGGCAGAGCAAACAACTCAGCTGTTCTTATGAGACACAAAATACATAAAGGGTTTTTTATGGATCTTTGGAAACGTATTGAGTTATCAGGTGCAGGTGAACCAGGTATTTATTTTAATAATGATAAAGACTGGGGAACAAACCCTTGTTGTGAAATAGCATTAAGACCTTTTCAGTTTTGTAATCTATGTGAAGTAAATGCTAGCGATATTAAAGATCAAATTGATTTTAATGATAGATGTAGAGCTGCTTCATTTATAGGTACATTACAAGCAGGTTATACTGATTTTCATTATTTAAGAGACATATGGAAAGATACGACAGAGAAGGACGCCCTTATAGGTGTATCAATGACAGGAATAGGCTCTGCCGCTGTGCTGCAGTTGGATATGGCGGAAGCTGCAGATATAGTAGTAAGTCAAAACAAAAAGGTAGCAAGGCAAATAGGGATTAAACCAGCAGCTAGATGTACAACCGTGAAGCCTGCTGGGACGACATCTCTGGCATTAGGAACTTCATCTGGTATTCATGCGTGGCATAATGATTATTATGTCCGTAGAGTTAGAGTTGGTAAAAACGAAAGTATGTATAAGTATTTAGTTGATAACCATCCTGATTTAATTGAAGATGAATACTTTAGACCTCATGATACTGCTGTAATTAGTATACCGCAAAAAGCTCCGGCTAATGCTATACTAAGAACTGAGTCACCATTTGATTTACTTGAGCGTATAAAAAAGGTGGCAACTGAATGGGTTAGACCAGGCCATAAGCGTGGTAGCAATACTCACAATGTTTCAGCTACTGTTAGTTTAAAGCAAGAAGACTGGCCAAAAGCTGGTAAATGGATGTGGGACAATAGGGACTATTATAACGGGCTATCTGTCCTACCTTATGATGGAGGTACTTATACTCAAGCACCGTTTGAAGATATAGATAAATCTAAATATGAAACTATGATGAAGAGTTTAACGGATGTTAATCTTACAGATATAGTAGAAGTTGAAGATGAGACTGATCTAGCTGGTGAATTAGCTTGTGCAGGAGGCGCGTGTGAAATAGTATGACAAAAAAAATAGCAATAGTCGGAGGCATCGCGATGATGTCCTTCGGCGCTGGCAATATGCTTTGGCATAAGCATAAACCAAAGTTAGGACCAAATGAGTTAGCTATAGCTAGCGGTGTTTTAGTTTTATCTTTCGGAATAACTATTAAATTTTAAACAAATAATTATGATGTGTCCATTATGTTTAGGCGGTATTTGCGAATACTGTAACAGTTAAAGTGTTGGGGGATTAGCTCAGCTGGCTAGAGCGCCTGCCTTGCACGCAGGAGGTCATCAGTTCGACTCTGATATTCTCCACAAATAAAAAGGGGACCTCATTTGAGATCCCCTTTCTTGGTTACAGGAACTTTGGGTATGGTGCCCAGTTTCTTATGTTCCTATGATACGTTACTAGAAGAATCTCTTCTTCTTCCCATACCAACTTTCTTTTTAGCTCTAACTACTTTAGACTTTTCTCTTTTACTCATTTCATTCCAAGACTTAGGTGACTCACCACTAACTCTTTTTGACGGTCTACATACTTTAGTATTTTTATTCTTTTCAGATCCGCAAACATTTCCTTTTTCATCTTTCCACTCTTCTTTAAACCATCTTTTTAAATTAGCACCAGACTTAGTTTTTCTTACTGCAGCTAGTGGAGAGTTTGATCTAGTATACATAGCCATAGATTTACCTTTATCTTTATCAGTCATTTTCATAGCTATTTTTCTAGCTCTTTCCATCTTAGCAGCATAAGCAGGTCTTTTCTTATTGAAATTTTTTTGCTGAACAAAAGCACCGTTTATTTTTTGAGCATTACCTTTTCTAGTTTTATATACCCATTTAGCTAATTCTTCCGCGCCAAGTTCTTTAAATTTACCCTTAGCATCTGGAGCATCTGAGTCGTGCCATTTTAATTTTGCTTTCATACGTTACCTTTTAAATGGTTAGCCATATCTAAACCTATTTTCTTACCAAAATCACTGTCTGATTTATAATGAGCTCTAGCTATATTTCTACTATCAGAAATATCTCTTGCTTTTTTATCTAACTCTGCAGACTTTGTAGGGTGTTTATCTTTTAATATTTCAGCTATTAAATATCCTTGAGCAGAATGTCCAGAAGGATATGAAGGTGTTTTCATAGAGTCAAGTTCTATGTCTTCTAATTTTATTCCAAAATTCTTAGCTAATTTCTTAGGTCTTGGTCTATTAAAATATTTTTTTAACTTAAGTATTATATCGTTTGAACTGTTGATTAAGTCTTTTATTTGCTCACCGTCTCCCTTACCAACAACACTAACATAAGCATCATATATGTTGTCATTGTTCTTAACAAAATCTTCGTCTTTTCTAAGTTTATTTATAGACTGTATTTCTTTAAAAGTCTCTAAAGAATTATCTTTAGGTGGCTTCGTTTTTTTAAACTTATCGTAGTCAAAGTTTTTTAAACTCATTTCTTTTTACCTTTGTTTTTTCTACATTTAGCTATCATACCACTAGCATAAGCTGATGGAAAAACTTTATGTGCTTTTTTAGCTTTGTAATAACAAGCATCTTTTAATGCCATAGGCGTTTCATACTTAGTCATTGGTATTGCGCATGATCTCTGTCTCATCTTCTTCGTTTTCTAATTTTTATTTTTTTATTTTCTGTTTTCTTAGCACTAGGTTGTATGTCCCACTTAGGCCAACCTGCTAGCATTGCTATTCGTTGCCACACTTCAGCCTCTTCACCTAAAGCACCTTCTATATTGTCAAGCTTTTGTAATACTCTATCAAGAGGTATGTTAGCTGTAGCAGAAACAATTTTAGCAAAGGCCATAAACGCTGGACTTTTAATACTAAACCCTTGGTCCATTATCTCTTCTCTTCTTTTCTTACTATCAAACTGATAAGCAGCTTGTCTTACTTTAGATATTTTAGAACTAACAGGTGGTGATATTTGTAATAGCTTATATACAGCGTCTACATATTCTGGTCTTGATCTACCTGATCTTTCGTATACGTCTAGTAAAAAGTTTTTAACTACAGAAGTAGTAGCACCAGCTATACCTAAACCTCTTAGTAAAGAATCAAGCATACCATTTAATGTTCTTGTAACTCTTTTCTCGTCTTTTTCTTCATCATCTCCAAAACCTATAGCAAACATAGCTTGCTGTAAAGAGTTAAATATAATATTCTGTACAACGCCGTAGTAAATTAACTTGCTAACATTAGTTTTTGAATCACCTCTACCAGCAGCTAAATCTTGAAAAGCTCTTTTCTGTAAACGAGCATACTGCATAGGTGTATTAGCAAACATAAGTATTAAACGACCAGCATCACTAGCCTGTTGTTGTGATATTTTATCAGGTCTACTTGACTGTTGATTTTCTTCTGATATTTCTCTAAACTCTCGCATAGCTTGCTTCTCAGCTTCAGCTTCAGACATGTCTTGATTTTTAACTAAATCTTTAATTCTATTACGGTAAAACGTAGCTCCACCAGTTGCAATAGCAAAGCTATCAGCATACTGTGTAGGTAGATAACCTTTTTCTAGTATGTATGCCATAGCAGCCTTAGCTTTGTTCTTAGATGTTTTAGCAGCATCAGCTATTTCAGACTCGTTTATATTTATTCTTAAGCCATTACGTCTATCTCTTAAAAAGTCTGAGTTCATTAATGTCATAAAATCTTTCCAGTATTGAGGTTGATTAGCTAAAGCTTGACCTGCTTTTAAAGGATTATTAAAGTTCCAATTTAAAAAGTTTATACTTGATATTGTTTGCAACACCGCAGATCTAGTATTAAAGAACATTATAGCAGCGTTAGATCCATTTATATAATTAAGTATTGTACCACCTAATCTGCTTGCTTCACCAACTCTATTACTACCTGACTTCATACGTTTAAGTATGTTCTCCATAGCTTCTCTATACTTAGGACCATAAGCAGCTTCAAGCTTATTAAGATTTTTTTCGCTAAATATTAAATCAGCATTTTGCTGCCACTCTTCTAAATACTTTGGACGTTTAACTTCTCTTAAACCTCTTAACAAATCAGAAGTTATACTACCAGCTAACCAACTTTTGTCAGGTTTAGTGTAAGGGTCTTTATTTATAGTAGCAATTTGATCCGCAAACTCATGTAGAGTAAGATCTGTTTCAACTTGTTTAACTAACTCTTTTGTATCTGTTTTAGTAAGTCCAGGTATTTCAAGTCCTTGCTTGTTCCATAAGTAAACTCTTACTGCTTGTTCATTTGAAAACCCACTTTCAGTTTCTTTTTGTAAGTCTTTAGGGACATCTAGCTTGTTCTTTAATGTTTTAAAATCATTCATTAAGTTAAGTCTATCTTGTGATAGATTTTCCATAGCTCTAGCATAAGGATCAGACAAATGTGTTTTAAACCAAGCCATTTGAGCATCACCTAAAGAACCTTTAGATAATAAAGGATATATTAAACCTTGAAAATCTTCTGCAGAATAAGGTATAAAGAATTGAAATTTATTTTTATTAGCACCTCTTACTTGAGCTTTAGCTTCGCTAAATTCTTTTTCAGCAGCAATACCTGTTTTTTGTTCAATTATTTTATTAAAGTCAACGTCAACATTTTTAGCAAATTTCATTTTAGCTTGTTGTACTTGAGACTTAACATCAATAACTTCTAAAGCTTTTCTTACAGCATTAACATTTTGTATTGCATCATCTGCAAAGTAGAAATCATTATATCCCTCAGCTGCTTTACTAATTACCCAGTTTGCTTTAGCCTCACCAGTAGAATTACCTAGTCCAACTATATTCTCTTTTTTAAATTCTAAACCTTGTGATTTTAAGAAATCATATATGGCTCCTTGAGATTCAGGAGCTCTAGCTGTTAATACAAACAAGTCTTCGTTACCTCTTGCATTTCTAATCTTTTCAGCTACTTTAAATAAAGGACCACGGCCACCATCAGTTACTCTATTAAAATCACTAAAGTCCATTGTATAACCTTGATTTTTTAAGTCTGCTCCTCTTTCAGCAAACTCTTCTGCATTTAATTCTGTTACAGCGCCATCAGGACTAGTGGCTAGTACGATGTTATTACTTGTAGCTAGCGTATCATCAAAATCAAATACTCTAATCTTTTTAATTGGTGCGTTTACGTTTCTAGCTATTTTTAAAGCATCATCTATTATCTTAGCTTTTTGTAATACCTGATTCATGCTTGGCGCTTCGTCAAATTGTATTACATCTAAAGCTTTAAGCATATCAATATCAATATCTTTAGCTTCTTTTATAGAGTTGTTAAGATCTTCAGAAGCTTTAAAAAATATTTCTGTATTTACTATTTCTTGAAAAGCCTTATTACCGTTTGGAGCGTATATGTTGTTACTTATATCAGGTCTATTTTTTAAAAACTTACTTAATCTAAATATACCTTCTTGACTAGTTAGTCCTGTCTTTTTACCACCTTCAATACCTTTAGTATCTAAAAGATCCATAACATAATTAGGCCCAAAGAACTGGCCATGACCAGCTAGTATCTGATCTAACTTAGCTTGATCTAAATTGTTTCTAATTACACCATCAAATAATTCAAGCATAGTAACTGAGTTAGGTACTAAATGCTCTCCTTTTGTTTTTAAATCTCTATAAGCAGAAAGACTAGGGTCAAACGCTGCTCTTGCTCTAGCTTCTTCAAAAGTATATTTTTTTTCACCGGTTTTTTTATCAATAGCGTTTAACTTTTCTTCTAATCTTATATCATACCTATCTTTAAACTCAGGAAACTCATCAACAAACTCTTGTATTTTAGCTTGTTGTTCTTCTTCTGTAAGTTGTAAAAATGAAGGTACATCTGGCTTTTTTTTACCTTCAATCCATTGATTGCCTTCTATTAAATAAAGATAATCAAGACTAGTTAAAGCTCTTAAACCTTTTACTACACCTGTTTGTAATTGAAAAAACTGATACACTTGAGATTTGGTAATTCTTTTACCAGATGCAAGATCTTTCTGCATTGCTAAAACTAACTTACTTAAAACTTTTTTGTTAGCAATACCAGCTGCTTCAATTATATTTCTTTCTTTTTCAACCATAGCTAATTTAGATTCTAAACTAACAGTAGAAAAAACTTTTTTTGAAAGCTTTTGCATATAACCAAAACTCTTATTCATTGGTTTTATATCTGAAGTAACAATATCTTTTACTTGAGACTCGTTTGTATAACTTGATCCTTGAGCTTTTAATCTGTCAACATAGAAAGGACCTTGTTCTTTTTGACCAGTAATCTTGTTTAAAGTTTCTTTTGCAGCATTCAATAATCTGTTAGAGTATCCTACAAATTCTAAAGTTTTATTCCACGCTTTAACTAATCTATTATCTAGTAAACTGCTGGTAATTGTTTGAGCAAGTTTATTTAAATTTTTTGCTGGTGCTTCATTTATAACTCTAATTCCTTTTTTATTGCTTACAGCTATAAGATTTCTCTTTTTTATTTCAGCTGCAACTTCTGGAAAACCTGCTGCTTCTAAAGATTCTATAGATCCTTTTACAAACTCACCACCTGTAGCTAAGTCAGGATTTTCAGTAAACATTAAATCCACTAAAGCTGTTGTAATTCTAGGGTCAACACCTTCAATTGCTTGAGAAAAACCTTCAGTGTATTCTTCATCAATACCAATACCATATTCTTGAGCTGCTTTAGTTATTTCATCTTTAACAGCATTAAATTCTGGTTCAAGCTCGGCAGGTAGCACAATATTAAAAGCAGCTTTATAATCTACTCCTCTACCTAGTTCTCTAGCTATGTAAGCTATTTCTGCATTAACAACATCTTCACCAAATAGTTCTGCTCTTCTTTCAGCAATAGTAGTACCATCATCTAACTTTGTTTTAAGAGCTTCAGGCATAGCATCTACAACAAACTCAAATGCAGCTACTTCTGCTAGCGTGTTTTGCTTAGCATCTCTTCTTCCTTGCTCAGGTGTAAAATACTCTAACATGTCTTGAACATCTAAATCAGGTTTCAACTGCCTTTTAGGATTACCAGCATAAGGATTTTTAACTCTTGATCCTTCAGCTCTTGACTCATCTGTTAATATTCTAACTTGCTTGCCAGTTTCTGGATCTATTACAGGTTCAGTAAGCTTGTTAAACCTTTTGTTTAAAGTAGTTTGAGCTGTTTTATTTAATATAGCTAATGCGTAATCCTCTATAAACTTAGTATACTGCTCTGACTTTGGTTTGCCCATTAATTTTTTAACTCTTTGAAAAGCTAAATCACTAGATTGTTTTTGTAAGTCTTGAATAAAGTCTTTTGATGTTGGTGCTTTTAACTTACCACTTAATATTTTACTAGATACTTCTGCCATGTCTGTAGCTAAAGCTTCTACATCTTCTTGCTGCTCTATTTCTTCAGACAAATCTAGCATGCTTTTTCTTAATGATGGCTTTTCTGCTTTGCTAAAATCTTCAGTGGTTTCTTGTTGAATCTCTTGAGACTGCATACCTAAAGTTTTAGCTGCTATTTCAGTAGCTCTATATAAATCAAATTTACCTCCACCAACAAACTGCCCTAAAGTACCTCTTTCATTAACAGGTTTTTTAAAGTAGTCAGCTACAATACCTTTTACTCCTCTATCAGAAGTAATTATATCCATTGCTAAATCTTCTATAGTAACAGCTCCTTCTGTTCTAAATCCGTCCTCATCTATAACACCTGCTATTTTAGGATTCTCAATTACAGGTACACCGTTTATTTTAAATCTTCCAGATTTTATATATCTAAGAACATCATCATAAAATTGATAAGCTAACTCTGTTTGAACGCCTTCGTCGTCAGTGTTTTTATTTTCTATTATCTCATCAATAACAATATCTTTTGCTTCCTTTTGTCGCTTTAAATCTCTATCACTAGGCTTTGCTGTTTTTTCTTGTGCGTCAGCAACTTTTTGTATATCTTTTCCTATGTCTATGCCTTCTCTAGCGGCTCTTACTTGAGCTCTAGTAAACCTTCCTTTACGTATAGACTTGTTATAATCTTTTATAAAATTAAACACGTCTAATTCATTTTCAAATTTTAAGTTTTTAGCACCTGGTAATTCTTGCATTACTCTTCTAGTAGCATCTCTAAAACCTTGAAACCTTTTAGATTCAAAAGGTATAACACCTTTGTTAGCAAACTCACTAAATAAAGTAATTACCTCTTCAGCCTCTTCTCTACTAGTTACGCTTTCGTCATCTTTATATTTTTGTAAAGTATTATTTAAAGCATCTAAATATCTTTCATCAACTCTAGGATCTTTTTGTAACTCAACTAATCTTTTCTTTAATATTTTAGCTATTGGAAAAACAACTTCAGGATTAGTTTTTAATGTATTTTTAAGAAACTTATGTAATATCTCATGCATGCCTGAAAAGAAAGTTGATTTTTTTCCAGAGTTTGTTTCATTGTTTTGAATAGCGTACTCTACTCCATCTATTTCTAACTCTAATCCTCTTTGTTGTGATCTTTTTTTAGCGTCTTTAACACCTTTACTTTCTAACCACTCTTGTAATTCTTTTGAAGTATCAAAAGTTAAAAATGTATCTACGATGTCATCGTCTAACTGAGTAGTAACATCTTCAACACCTCTTGTTTGTACTTCAACTTCTGCTAAATCATTTAACCTTCCGTTTATTTGATTTATTCTAGCTTTGTTTTTAGCTTGAAACTCTGGCAATACGCCTTCGTTTTCTCTAAGTAAATTATCTTTTTCTAATATAAGATCTGTAGCTTCTTGTCTTTGTATTTTACTAAAGTTTATAGGCATTTTAATACCAGCATTTCTTAGTGCTGATAATCTAGCTATTTCATCTTGATATTCTTTTTTCTTAATTATGTTACCGTCAGCATCAGAGTATTTCTTTTTTATTTGTTCTTTTAATTCAGCAAAAAACTTTTCTGTTCTAGTTATATTAGACGCAGGCTTTTTAAAATTAAATTCTCTAACATAATTTTTAGCTAGATTTATAGGATCTGAAACCTGTGATTTAATACTTCCACCGAAAGGTAAAGCAACACCCATAGAATAACCAGCTAAAGAAGCTTCTAATAACTCTTCAGGTTCTACAAATCTTAAAGCATCATTAATACCACCTTCACCTTTAATACCTTTATTAACTTGAGATAATCCAGTTTGAAAAAACTCAGTTATCATTTCGTTTCTACCTGATCTATTTAAATTAACAGCGTTTATTTTTACTTTATCTAAATAATGTTTTACACCATCATAATACATTTTATTAACACCGTTTTTAATGCCTGATTTTTTAAACACGGCTTGAGCAGCTTTTAATTGACCTTTAGCACCAACTCTTTCTAGTAAACTCATAGTACCTGCCATAGCTATATCTTGAGCTACATTGTCAAACTCACCGCTTTCAATAGCTTTAAGCATATTTTCTTTAGTATCACCACCTGGATATTCATCTGGATTATCTAATATACCTTGCTTTACAGCATTCATATATTCATCAGCGTAGAAATAACTAGTAGCAGCAACTTGACCCATAGCTCCTACTATACCAGCGGCAACTGGACCAACTCCTGGTATCATAGCGGCACCAGTGCCTAGCATAACAGCACCCATCTGTGGTAAAGATTGACCTAAAGCTATTGTTAAATCTGAAAAAGATATACCGTCAGTAAACTTAGCTTTCTTTGATAATTGTTGAAAACCTTCAAACTCTTCAATTTGATCTATATTTTCTAGTAAACTTTCAGTACCTTGCATTTTGTTTGATCCGGCTTGTAGTTCAAGACCAAATATAGTTCCTGTTTTTGATATAGGAGCGTAAGAAGGTCCAAGTGGATTTGTTATTTCTATAGTAACTTCATCATCGTCTTTTCCTCCTTTGTCTCTAAGGTCTTGAAGTTTAGCAAGAGCTTCTTTATTAGCTTTAATCTGCATGCCATCTACTTGAGCTCCAATAGTATTACCCATATCGAATGTAAAGTCTGCAACGTTAACAGCTAGACTTTCCGCAAAGTCTATACTTCCTGAAAGAAAACTATTTGTTATGCCAAATGGATTTAAAAACATTTGATTAGGAAGTGGATCTATATAAGATTTTATTTTATCAAAAAAACTATAAAAATCACTCTTACTTCTACCCATAGCTACCTGCTTGTTGCCAAGTTCTTGCTCTATTAATTCAGCTATTTTATTACTTTGAACATTTACAGCATTGTCTTGTTGCATTGCTTGTTCTATTAAATTAGCGTAATAAGTATTAACAACCTGTTGCATAGCATTAACGCCTGCTTGAGTACTAGTATCATAAATACCTTTATCTACAAGATCGTTCATGTAAGCTTCAACATTAGGAAGATACATTTTTTTGTATTCTTCTAATCTAGCTTTTATTATAGGATCATTTTGTCTCATAGAAATATAAGATTCAGTAGCTTTTTCTTCTAGTTCTTCGTTTGTTTGTATAGCGTTTGTTTTACCAAAAACCATTTCTTCATTACCAACTGGGCCTATAATTTCTTCAACTTGATTTCGTTTATTTGTCATCAAGTACTCGTTCTCAACTAATTCTGGTTTTTCTTCTATTGCTTCAGCAAGTAATCCTTGAGGTTCTGTATAACCAGAAACTCCTGGATATGTTTGCTGCTCTTGAAACTTAGGTAAAGGCTCTTCGTTTACTAATTTTAATTTATCAGCTTGAGATACGCCTTGCACGTTCATTATCTCTTGTATCTTTTTATTATAACTAGCGATACTATTGTCATACCCTGCAGCTTTTAAAGCTTCAAGTTCTTCTTTATTTATAGGGTTAAAATCAGGACCTGCAATATTTTGAACTTCAAAATTACCTGACACTGCAGGCTGCCCCATAACCATTTGTCCTTTTGGGCTTTCATAATTTACATTTGCAGGATCGTATTTAGCTGGATTCATTATTGAGTCAGCAAACCTGTCTTGCTCTTGAATAGACAAAAGCCTATCACCTGTAGGTTCACTAGATTCATCTATAGTTTCTTCAACAATTTCAGCTTGCAGAATAGGAACTCCGTTCTCGTCAACTTCTACTATCTTGCCTTTATTAGCGGCTAGTAGAGCTTCAAAAGTTATACCTCTTCTTTGAGCTTCAGCTTCTAGTTGTTCTCTAGTTATCTTTACGCCTTCTATTTCGTACATATTACTAACCTTCTAGTTTGTTTAATGATCCTTGTATTAAAGCCTGCTGATAAATTTCATATTCTAGTTCCATAAATTCTTTTTGAGCCATAGATCTAGCTATAGGATCCATGCCAGCAGCTTCAATATCAGCTTGAGCAGCTATTAACTTTGGATTAGTTTTAAGAAACATTTTTCCTGCCTCGTTAAGTGGATGTTTATCTTTCCAATTGTTGTAAGCTTTTTGATCTTTAAAAGCAAAATTAGTAGGAACGTTGTTCTCGCTCGCTGTTTTACTTAGTTCTACTTGTCTTTTACTATACATTTCTGGATATAACCTTTTAAACATTGCTATAACTTCATTGTTGTCTTTGTTATTACCACCTGCAGCTCTTTGTAAATCTTGAGCTAGTACAGCTTGCTGAGCAGGATCTTTCATGTCAAACGATTCAATTACTTTGTAAACTGGTTTTCCAACTGCTTCTCCAGTTGCTTTATTTTCAGGTTGATAATCTTCTGTCTCTATAAATACCTTGTCACCTACGACTCTAACATTATCAATGTTAAAAGTCTTTCCACCGCTAGTAATACTGTGGTTTAGTAATAAGTTTTTATTTTGTAATGGATTTTCAAAGAAAGATATTGTATCGTTTATAGTGTCCATATAATATGGTTCACCTGTTTTTTCGTTTTTAGTATTAGGTGTTAATACTTCTTCTTTAACAAACTTAACAACGTTATCCATAGTAGCATTATCATTGTAAAACTTAGTTCCTAAATAAGAACTCATAATAGCGTTTTGGTTTTTATTTAACTCTGCTATTTGGTCTTCGTCCATGTCTTCAGTAAACTCATGCCAACCATCTTTAAACATGTTAGGATCTAGGTTTAATTTTGCAGCTATAGCACCTATACTATTAGGCGGCTCCCATTGTTGAGTGTCTTCGTTAAACTCTCCATCAGGTATTTCATCTTGCCAAACTCTTTTCATCAAGTTATCGTTGTTAATTAAATTAGCAACAGCTGGACTATTTGTAAGTTTTTCAATAGCTCCATCTCTTTTGTCAGGTACTATAGTTCTATATGTATATACTTTACCGGCTTCTAAATTATTCATTGGCTTGCCAGTTATAGGATTATTATCTCCTTTTACAAAAGTTTCGTAAGTAACAAAATCACTGTCGTTACTATCTGGTTCTACTTCTGCATTAAATATTTTATTACCTGTTTCACCTAAGTTAGGTTTTGTTTGGTACATGTTTTGCCCTTGGTTTTCCATTGTCAAAAGCTCATTACCGTTTACCATAGCCTCTGGCTCGCCGTTTTCTGCTGGTGCAAAAAAGTATAATTGACCGCCACGCTCTACTATGCCTATATTACCGCCATCACCAGCGCGCTTTAAAAAGCTTTTATTTTCAATAGAACCTACTGAAGACACATTACCATTAGCAGCATCCTCTTTAAATGCGGTTGCTTGTGCTCCTATAATCTGCACTTGTCTCTTGAACTGAGGAACTAATCCCATTATTTTAGCTAAACCTCTATTACCTTCTTGCTTAGTAATAGTACCATCTTGCATAGCATTTTTAATCTTAAAATAATTATCTACTTGTTCATTCCAGAAAACTTGTATGTTTTCATCTAACACTCTATTACCAGTAGTACCAAGCTCATTTAGTTTTGATCTTAATTGAAAGCCTGTTTGTTGATCTATTTGCTCTAGTTCTTTAGTGTATTTCTTTTGCTCTGCTATATGCTTTTGCATTGTAGCCATATCAGGCGCTATGCTTTTAGTAATATTATTACCACCAGCAACAAAAGCGTCAAACTGTTTATTTATTATTCTTTGTGGATTAGTAAAACTCATATTTATCCGGCTTTATCGGCTTTTACACCTCCTATTATACTTCCTGCTCCTGACACAGCAGCATTACCTATACCCATGATCGCAGCGCTTCTAGCAGCCATTTGATCTTGTTCGTTTTGAGCAGCGTTGTCTAACAACTTAGCTGTTCTGTCCATTTTAGCTTCATGAAAATTAATAGCATCTTTCTGCTCCATTTCATTACCTCTAGCTTTCATTTCATCTAGTCTTTGAGCACCTTCAGCTTTTAATCTCTGAACATTAGCCTCACCTTCAGCGGCTTTAGCTTTGTTTTGTGTTTCTTGAGCATTAATACTAGCAGCTATACCTCTCTTACTTTCTAGTGCAGCTTGAGCTAAAGCTGTTGCTCCACCAGCAGCTTGGCCTGTTTCCATCATAGCGTCTAAACTATTTGCTAGAGCTTGATCAGCTTGTTCAGCTTGCATTTTAAAAGCTTCAGTAGCTACAGTTAAATTAGCGTAAGGATTATCTAAGTTAGCAAACTGGTTAGTCATGTTTTCATAAGGATTTTTAAAAGCAGGTCTATCTTCTACTAAAGCATCTAACGCAGCTTGTTCTGCATCTTTTATTTCTGCTTGATCAGCGGCTGCATCTTTAGCTTTTTTAGCTGCTATAGCGTTTGTTGTAATTCCTGCTATTGTCCCAGCAATAGCTATGCCAGTCATAACTCCCATATTTATTGTTTTAAATTTTTAACTATCTCGTAAGAAGGCTTTTCATCTACTTGCCAACCTAATTCTTTATGCTTATTAATTAATTTTTTATTTCTACCAATAGTAAACATATATTTTTTATCTGCGTTTAGCACTATAGCTTCAGCTCCCATTATTAATGCTGTTATAGCTGCATCTCTGTCAGGTTCTCTGTAATCTGGATTAGATATAATCCATTCAAGTAAAACTGCCTTAGAGTTTGTCATATACAAAAAGCCAGCAACAATAGGCGTGCCATCTTTTGATTGTACCATTAGCCCACCAGTACCATTTTCTGGTAAAAAATCTTTTTCAATAGGTGGCCAGTCCCAAGCTTTCCACCATTTTTCTAAAGCCTCATAATCAGCTTCTGTTAATTTTCTTATATTCATATTAAATTAAATTATCTTGAAGATACATTGTAGTTAACACCTATTGAGTATAATTCTTTCATACCACCTGGATCTGTGTTAGTATCAGTAGAAAAAGTTATATCTAAATAATAACCTTTTAAACCGCTAATACTATCACCAAATATAACTTCCCCTGGTGCTTGTGTTGAATTATTAATAAAGTTTGCTACGTATCTATTTTCTTTTCTATCAAAACCACCTCTTAATAAAGGTGTGTTTACTGGATTAGCTGATGTTCCTGTATTACCTAGACCATCATAAGCTCCTTCTACATAACTGTTAATGATCTTAGCATTATCATCACTGAAACTAAAACCACCTGATAAAGCGCCACCGGTTGTTCTGTTTATATTTTTACCTGTTTGATCAGAAGTTATCACACTAGCTTTCCAGCCACTATCACCTTCATAGTCTATTGTTAAAAAGTTTTTCTGTAATGAAGGTTGAGAGTTTGCTACTATTGAAACTGTAGAAGCATTACTAGTGCCATAAAAAGTTCCATGAGAACTTGATGTTTCATAATGAGTATATAAACCCGTTAATTGATTAGTACCTTGCGATGTATAATCACCCGGCGCATATGGCTGATTATTGAGTGTTAACATTTGATTTTTTAAACTACCTATTGCCCCTGGCATATAGCTATAAAAACTTGGCCAACCATTTACACTGTCATCAAAGCCTAAAGTAAAAAATGTAGTGTCACGCATTGGTAAAGCATTGGATCCACTACTAGGATCACCTGTTCTAGCGCTATTGTACTGTAAAGAAACAATATATTGTTTATTATAAGCATCCCAACCACCATAAGCTCTACTTCTATATGGAGCTATTAATTTTAATCTACCATTAGACCCTGCATTCATAAAAGTAGTACCGTCTAATATTTTATCTGTAAATAAAACTCTATTAGTACTAATAGTCCCATAACCTAACACAGTAGCTGTAGTATCTGTATAAGTAGCACCAGAATCATTAGACCAAAATATTTTAGAACCTGGTATTACTTGAGATTTATTTAAATCAGGTGTTGCATTTAATGAAAAATAACTTACATCATTGCCTTGAGAGGTATTTATTGATGTTATATTTAAATCTTGAGTATATTCATTCGTGTAGTTATCATTTAAAGTAGCTAAATTATCTCTAAAAAAGTCTCGCATACCATATTCTGATATTTCAGTTATGCCATTACCAGACAATCTTAACACTGCGTTTCTATTTCTATCAACAAAATATTTTCTAAAAGCATATACCGCAAAAGACTCGGGATTTTTACTTATACCATACTCACCAGCATAAGGTATTATTTCTCCTAAAACTTGATTAGTAGTAGTTACACTACCGCCACCTTCAGCATTGTATATAGCATTTTTATCTATTAAAGCTCTACTACATTTATTCTCCTGCAAAACAACTACGTCATTTTCATCAGCATATATTTTTTGTATAGAACCGTACTGAGGATTAGTTGATCTAGTGATATTAGTTCCTACTGGAAATTCATTTGTTCTATTTATACCTGTTCTAGAATTAAATATACCTGAGTGTATTAAAGTATTAAACCTATGCTGCTGTAATGGCTCTTCTTCGTCTAAATAAGCTCTAACACCATAAGACATAGAGTTGTTGTTAAAACCACCTCTAATAAACATTTCTTCAATATAAAAGTTTTGGGTATTTACAGACTGGGTAGTAGTAACAGTATCAGGTCCATCAGTAATAAAGCCAGGATTAAATGTAAGCGGTGGTGCAAATACGTTATTAATAGGCCACGTACCTAAATTAGCAGCTGATCCAGTACCGCCTGGTATTGCGTCTGCTGTTCCTATCTGCTTCACTGGTTGAGGCGTTAAAATTCTTTTATTCCAAATAGAATTATAGTAATCTACTTCTATTAATGGTAGTGTGTTTGCCATATTATATAATCACTTATTTTATTAACTAATTTACTATATTAACTTTCAGTTAACCTTAAATCAAACTGAGATATTACAGTTGTTAATCCATTACCGTTTTGATCTGTGGCTCTTATTTCTACGTTTATATTTCCTGTTACATACTCTTGGCTGTATTTTCCAACACTTAAACTACATTGATCCTCACTAACTATTAAGCTTAATGCTAATCCTTCTATTGCAGTTGCTGGTATAAAGTTACTTACTCCAAACATAGTTGAACTTTTAACAAATAATTCCCAAGAAATACCTTGAAACTTATTTTGGTTGGTTACTTCAGATCCATTTGTTGCTTTAGATCTAGTAGTGTTTGAACCATCAGCATTATTCCAGCTAGTAGGACCTGGTGCTACTGGCGCACCAGTACCTAAACCTTGTGTAACGTAGTAAACAGTACCAGGCGCATTAACTCTAGAAGTATTAAATACTGGAGCTGCATTAGTTACAAGCGTAGATATATTAATACTGTATGGTACAGGTAGTATTGAAAACTGTAGGAAATCAAAAGTAATATTAAAATTAACATTATCTAAACCAGCATCACCAGAGCTGTACATTGGATTAGTTGCTGCTGTTTTTAATAAATAGGTATTATCACTTCCTTTTTGAGAAACAGTAAATGGTGCTGTAGCAATTGTAGTTCCGTTTTGATAAACAGCGGTGCTTACAGCAAGATTTTCTGCATTACCATATGTTATTAAATTGCCATTTTGATCTACTAGTTGAAACTCAGCTATAGTAATTGCTGAAGAGTACTGTCTGTCTTCATTAAAACTTACAATACCTAAAGGCGAAGTACCAGTTCCACCTGCTAAAGCTGTTACAAATTGCGTTGGTACAGTTAAGTTATCTCTTATTAAAGTGTTTAATTCTTTTACAGTACCTGATGTACTTGTTTCATAATATATTTCTATATTACTTATGGTGGGATTTGTTTCATATATAGCAGGTAAAGTTTCAGCTTCAGATGAAGGTTTAGCTATTTGTGAATCTGATCCTAGGTTAAAAGTGTTTTGTATTATGGCTGTAGGTGGATCTGTATCAGCGTTGTATAATCCGTTATAACTACCTCTTCTAAATATGTTTTCAAAGTTTCCAATTGATTGTACTTTCATTGTTTGTAATCCTGGGAATACAGGACCTGAAGCAGTTGTAGACAAAGGATAATAAGGTCTAGATGTAATAAAAGAACTACTTAACTCAGCTAGTCTAGGTATTAACTCTACATCACTAGTCGAATACTGTTGCTGTACAGGGGTTGTCTCATTTAAAGCTGGTGGTACTTTATTAGCGTTATCTGTTAATAAAGTAGTAACATTTAAAACACCAGAGCTAGCCTCTGTACTAAAAGTAGCTTCTACACTAGATTCATTTGCGGTAGCTGCTGCAGTTAATTCAAACTGAGTAAAATTTAAAATATTATTTATATAGTAAGTTTTACCACCTGGCGTAACTACTTTCATACCTTCCAATAAAGGAAACGTTAAATTTTCTATAGTACCTAAAGCATCTACAGTTGCTATTTTATTGCCACTAACAAAAGTACATGTTAAATCAAATGGCTTAATAACTGGTGATCCATTTAATAAGCTAGGTAAATAAACATTATAATAATCTTGTTCTAGCTGTTTTACTACTACTTTGTAACTATACCATCCAGTAGTATTACCAGCAGTGATAAAATCTACAGATTGTGAAACAGCTGGGTAAACAGCTGGATCTTCTCCACCTTGCGTAACTATATTATATCTATTTACAGAACTAGAAGGATATGGAGCTATACCCCATTGAACTACTACCTCATAGTCAATACCTGAAGCTGTCCACTTCATAATATCACCTGGTTGTATTGAATCTCTAGCTCCACCGGTTGGTACTTCTATAAATTTATTTGTCGTATCAGATGTACTTATAGTAGTCGTAGCTAAAGGATCTTCGTATAAACCTGGATAACCACTAGCATAATTAATTGTCTGAGGTACTTGCTCGGTAAATAAAACTTTTAATGAATCACCTGGCCAGTTAACAATACCAGAATTAACTACGTTATTGCTAGCTGGACTAGCTGTTAAAGGTTGTGTTACAGATGGTAAATAACCGTGGAATAGTGTTGACCCAAAAAACGTCTGTGGATCATTTGCAAATGTTCCTGTTTGCAAGATAAAGTTAGTGTCAGTAAATCTTGACAATATCACATCAGATGATCTACCATACCTGTCTTGTAATATTAAGCCTACTTGATAAGTTCTATTTTGTTTTAATGTATGATTAGGATATGATACATTGCTAAATTTTCCAGGTAAATTAGTACTTATATTATTTGACTGATTTTGTGAAGTACTTCCTGGTGTTAGTTTTCTACCAGCAGAAACGTAAAACGCTAAGCTTTCAGGTGACGTGTGTTTATCAAAGAAATTACCTAATATTACTCTATTTCCTGACGATGTTAAAGTTTTAGCGCGAACAGGTACGTTGTCATACACTCTAGTAGTTTCAGAAGATCTAAGAGTTTTAATTGGCTGTTTAGACTGATATACGTATTCTAAAAAATTAGTTGTATTAGAAGTTACAGAAGTGTCATTTATGTCAATAGTTTCTGCTACTTTAATACTTAACCCCATAGATTCTTTATATAATATATCTATTTCTTTTACTTTTAAATTATTAGATAAAGTATTTATAGCATATTCACAAGGTATTTTTAGTTTAACTTCAGTAATTTCATTTTCCATAAAGTCAACTATAGTATTTTGACCTGCTTTATATTCTTGAGGAATATAATTATTATCATCTGACCCTGTACTTTTTTGTCTACCAACTTCTTTTAAAAAATATCCTTTTTGCTTTGGTATAAATACTTCTTGAGTGAAAGGTGCAATAACAGAATATTGTCCGTCATCATATCTAAACCTGTATGAAAACCTTACAAACTTATCTTCTAAAAATTTTTGATCTCCTGGAAAATTATAATTATAATATTTATTAGGCCAATGTACACTAACAATATCACCTGCATTTAGTATTTGGTTAGCATTAACACCTGTTAAAGTTCCATTAACAAAACTACTAAGTTCTGATACAGTAAAACTTTTATTTGCTGCAGCAGGATCACCAACGCTTGTTATTACATAATACTTGTTAGGGTCTAAACTAGGGTGTGTTATTCTAGCATAACCTACTGCCGCTGTACCAGTATTTTTAGGAAAATGATTATTTATTTGAAATGATTCCCAAGTGCCACCACCTACAATTCTTTCTAAGTAATTATAAGGTGATCGCGTACCATATTGGTATAAAGCTTGTGCATAATTATAATTTCCAGAAGCACTGTTAGTATATACATATCCACCTGCACTAGCGGTAACACTATCAAGTCTAAGTTTAACTTGATCTTCTCTTAACCAAGGTGAAGCTACGTCTTTTGAATTTTGATCAACAAAATAAATAGTATATCCTAAAGTTGCACCATCTGGATCGTTTTGAACCGTCATTTGATTACTTAAATCTCTATCAACAAAAACTGCTACAGCAGTTCCACCTGTAAAAGGATCTGTAGGAAGGCTAGTTAACTCTTGCACATAGGCTACTTTAAATTCCCATATGTTATTATCGTTTCCTTTTACATATCCTTGTAGTCCAATATTATTTGTTAGAGCTGCTAGCATAGTAGAACTCATTACCGCTTTGTCAAATAACAATAAAGGATATATAGAGTCAAAATCTTTATAACCTCCTAGTCTCAAGTCAGTAGCCCCTGTTAAACATCCAGCTTGAGAATATTCTTCAAAAAGCTGCATTGGTTTATGAGGATAATACTTAGCTAAAGATACGTGATCTTCGTGAAAGTAATAATTAGGGTCTGACTCAGCGGTTTCAACATTTATAATTCTTGGTTGATTTCTATTGTCTGTCCAAAACAACTGATTTTCTATCATCGCTACATCAAGTATAGGACTATTGTAAGAAAAATTTAAAAACCTACCAGATACTATAGTAGATATAGTGTTAGCTGTTAAATCTGCTACAATTATTTTGTGTGAACTGTTAGGTGAAGCAAATAAAGATATTTGATCTGCTGAGCTATCTTGAAAGTCAGTTGCGAATATATATACTTTATCAGTATCATTATTTATAAACCAACCAATAAATTGTAGTAAATATACATTTGGTGCTAACGAAGTATCAGATGTTAATTGATTAAAAAGCAAATTACCTAAAATATTTTCTAATGCTCCTACATCATCAGATTCTGATCTAGAAACAGCAACGTTTTGAGCGTCTCTATATTCGTCATTACTTAATAGTCTAGCGTCTAAGTCTTTGTTCATCTTAGACTGAGTAAATGTATGATTAAATTTTCTTTGAGTCATTTAATTTAATGTTTAATCCATTTAGATTGACCTCTGAACACCTGAACTATTTCATCTAACTTTAACTCAGATAATCTTAATTTAGCGTTTCTTGTTTTAACATATGAATCTCTTTTTAAAAAAGCCTTGGTGCCACCATCTACATCATTTCTAGTCATAGCAACTCTGTACAATATCTGAGCATAGAAAGCTTCTTCAGCTAGTTTAGGTACAATACTATTAAAATCAATACTTAAACCATCAGATATGTAGCTTAATTGTATTACTTGGTTAACTAAACCAGCGCTAAAAGTAAACATACCGGTTCTTTGATTTATACTAAACCAACCATTTCTTTGTGTAGTTTCAGGATTTAATCCGTATCTACCACCATAAGCTTGTTTCCACCATTGATAATTATAAACACCGCTATCATCATAAGGGTCGTAATCACCTACAATTTCTCTATCATTTGCATCTTTCCATCGGTCTTCTATAACAGACTGAGATGCGTCTAAGTTGTTTCCGTAAGAACTCTGTGTAGGCACGCCAGTAGCACCATCAATTATAGGTAATTCTGTTGGATTACCACTTAATCCCCACAGTGGATATATAGTATGCATTATACCTAACTGATCAGCCCAAGCTACGTTAGTGTAGTTAACATAGTCTCTAGGTATCGGTACGGTTAAATTAGTTGGTACAGTTAACTCTTGTGATTTGTAAGCTTTTAAAACATCATAAGATAATTCTTGCATAGCTCTTCTAGTGTGAAACAGTATTTGACTTCTACTTATCTTAGTTAGTATTTGACCATCACCTGTATAAGCTAGTTGAAAATTACTTATAATATCATTTAGTGTTAAGTAGCTGTAACTACCGTAGTTATCACCTGTGGCTATATCAGTTAATTGTATAAAAATAAAATTGCCGTTAGCAGGAGCTGAGCCCTGTATATTTTTTAATATAATAGTATTGTTGGTAGTGTCAGTTACTGCTACATTTTGAACAGGTACTTGATTACTGTCAGCAGGTATAGTTGTAGCTGTAGCTAATATATGAACTTTAAAATTACCTGTATCTCTAACTTGCGTACCTGAATTAACATCGTCATAGTTGCTAATTAGTGTAGTGTTAAAGTCTGGAAAATCCCAAACCAACTGCACGCCACCTGATTTGTTTTCTATAGGACCATATTGTCCTGCGTAATACTGCTGATCATTTTCAGTTAGTGGAATTGTTGCTGCTGTTTTATTTGGCATAATTTATTAACTTTGTTCTAGTGAGTCTTGTGCAACTGCAGCTTGAGCAGCTTGTTGTACTATTTCCTGATCTCTTACTATGACACCAGCGTACATTAATATTTTTAATATAAGTTCAGTTTGATCTACATCTGATATTTCAAAATCAGTAGAACTACCAGAAGCATATACATAACCACCTACACTATTTACAGTAAAAGCCCATACTGGATCAGCTGGTTTCTTAACATACTCTATAATATAACTTTGAGCACCTGTACCATTAGTTGCATTAGCAGCAGCAGTAGCTACGCCTGGTAATATATTTAAAGTATTTCCTTCCAAATAACATATTGGATGACTTCTTGTGGGTGATGTTAACTGAGAACGTCTAGCTTGTAAAAACTCATGACGTGATAATTTTTCAACTTCAACTGGAAGTTTAGCACTGTCTGTATATTCTAACATACCAAATCTATGATTATCAGCAGGTAATGTTGTTTGACCGAATATACCAGATAAAGCTACAGTTGCAGTGGCTTGCGTTTCAAATGTAGCTATTTTTTCTTCTAGCAATTTAACTCTGTTAGCGTATTCTGTATCGTTACTAGGCTGTCTTAACATTTGATTTAAGTTTTCAAAGTAACTTTCAAATATTTCTAATTGTACTTGCCTACCTAAATTATTAAATTCATAAGGTGTTAAGAAGCCTCTTTGTTCTTTATTAAGAATAGTAAGAACAGTAGTATATACAGTGTTTACGTTTATTGCCATTTTAATATTTTAAAAAGGGCGGCGTAAACCACCCTTAATTATAATCACTTGTTATTTGAATTTTTTATCTATTGATTTGTAAACTTCCATACCTTCGTCAGTCTTAAACCAAGCGGCCATAGCTGAATATGGGTTTTCATCAAATGGAATATTCATTAATTTTCTACCATTGCTTTTCCAAGTAAAGCTTCTTTGATCTTGTGAAAGATCTATTATTCTTTCTTCTACAGCTCTAATGGCAAAATTTCTAAGAATTACATTTTCATCATTTGCTAAGTTGATAAGTAACTCTGGGTTTCTTTTTGCAAATAATAATAAATCTCTTCTAAGTTCTTTAGATGATAAAGAACTAACAGATGATCCAACTTCTACTCTTAATATAGCTTCAGCTTGTTCAATATCCATTTCATAAGCCATATTCAGAGCTTGTATTTCATATTGTAAATCTTCAAACTGATCTTCTGCTTCTATTATTGGATCAAATTCTTGAAATATAACACCTTTATGAGGGTGTTTATCTAAAAATTCTTGTAAATTTCTTTTTTCTTTAGGAACAAATAAATGCCCAGTATTAAACATTATATGCTTTAACGTGGCTGCTCCTTTTTGTTCATCAACAAATATACTTTTCATATTAGTAGCATATCTCATTTCTCTTTCATATCCTTGCTCTGGATCAAACCATACTAAAGGGTATCTTTTAGAATGTCTACTTGGTATAGTATATGTTAACGGTGTTTTATTACCTACTAAGTAATAATTTCTATCTTTGTATTCCCAGTTATCTACTGGTTTAGCTTCAGCTTTTTTTACTGGAGCCTTTTTTGTTTTTGTTTCTTCCATAATATAATATAATATAATAATTAAAAAAGACCCCGCCGAAGCGGGATCTTAAATATAACCTTAATTATGATAAAGCTGATGAAAGCTTTAACGTAATAACCGGTGTAATTGTTCCTACTAGTACTCCAGTAGAAGTTACTTTTTGTTCAACAATTGGTCCAACTAAAGCTGGTCCACTTGTTCCCATTGCAAGACCAAATGCACTTGCAAATTCCTCTAAGTATTCTGCCTCAGTCTTAGTGAAAGAGTTAGAACCACCTTTAGTATAGACAACATTAGCTTTAGCTAATTTACTTGATCCCATATCTAAAGCATAGAGAACATCAATTGTAAGTGTGTTACTTGATATTACTGCTGTAAGTTGTAGTATGCCTTCGGCTTGTACAACTTTATTTGTAGTTAATTTTACTAAACCCATAATTTCTATATTTTAAATGTTAATAAATAATTAAGCTCCTTTGAATAACACGAAGTTATTAGCGGCTTGTGTAATTAAACATCTTTCAGATAAGAAATTAACTCTCATTGTATCTAAATCAGTAGTGTAAGCACCACCAACAGATCCAGTGATCCATGCTTTGAATCTTCGATCTTCAGTTTCAGAAGCTCTATATCTTACGTGTAAGAAAGGACGTCTGATATTTGATCCTAACATTTGGTCATATACTGTAGATGTACCAGCAGGTATCATAACACCATCAATAGCGTTAGACATACCTCTTGTAGTAGCATCATTTAAGTATTTCCAGTCAGTTTTATAGAAGTCATAAGAACCTCTTCTAAAACCAGAGAAACCAAAGTTAAGAGCCATTTCAGCTTCGTTATCAAATAAACCGTAAGAAGCAGCGTTGTTTGAAGCGTAACCACCATTTGTAGCAGCTAACATATCATCAAAATCAAGAGCAGTTTGTCTTGATAAAAATAACATGTTTTCTTCAATAGCACCTTGCTTATCTAGTTGCTTTAAGATCTCATCGAAATCTCCTAATGCACCTGAACCAGGAGCAGCAGCACCAGCAAAACCAGAGTATACATTACCTCTTGCTTCGATAGCAGCAAATAAACCTTCAGAACCTTTGATGTTTTGAGCAGCACCACCTGGTCCAAAATTAGCACCAAAAGCTACTGTGTTAGCTTGAAGTTCACCTTCAACCATAGCCATTTCTAAGTAATCTTCAAATCTTAATCTTGTTTCAGACTCAGACTTTAGATACCATAAATAACCAGATGTTCCGTCTTCAGTAGCAACTTCGATCCAACCTATTTGAGCGGTATCAGATCCACTTAATTCATAGTTATCTTTTAAGATAATTGGTGAATTAAAGTATCTTGTGAAACCTGGCTCAATAGCTCCAGCCATTCCGTTACTTCCTTTTGGAAATTCAGATCCATATACGAATACACTACAAGTACCTCCAGTAATAGCGGCAGGTGCACCAGCAGCATTTGTTTCGTATAAAATACAATCAATTGTATAACCGTTAGTAGTTACACCAGAAGTTCTATCAGTTACTAAAGCTTTAGCAGAAGATAAACCTGTAGCGTTATCAGTAATTAAGATAGTGTTACCATCTCTAATTGCTGAAGTAGCTGGGTTATCTGCACCAGGCGTAATAGTAATTGTAATACTTGAACCAGCGTTAGCTGCTACAGCACAATTATCATATGCAATGTGTAATCTATTTTGTTCAGACCAAATTACTTGATCCGATGTCATTGGCATTTCAGCGCCAACCATTCGTAGGAAACCAGCTAATGTTCTGTTTCCATATCTTTCTACCTCTTGCTCATATAGCTCAGGTAGATATTGTTGTGCCCATGTATCAAAGTTTGCGTCAGCAAAATCAATATAGTTATCTTGTACGGTAACTTGATTTGGCATTGGCGTAATTGATGCAGGGAACGAACCTCCTGTTGTAAAACTCATGTTTTATTTTTTTTTATTATGATTTTTTCTTAATTTTCAACCTAGAACTATCAACTCCAGTAATTGCTCTTACTTTCCAGCCATTAGGCATAGTAGCTTCAGAAGCCACTGGTTTTACCTCGTTATTAATGTTTTTAGATTTTGCTATAACATCTCTAGTTGCATCGGCTTTGCCTTGCTCGTAAAAGTGCTGCGCTAATCTATCTGCATTTCTAGCTGCGTAAATAGCTTTATGATAATCTTCCATATTGGTTATGTTTCCTTCTTTGTCAGTAAATTTACTAATAAATTTAGAAACATCCGTTTGTGAGTTTATCATTTCTTGTGGGTTTGAAACACTGTATCTAAAAGCTTTTTCTCCAACATTAAATTCAAAACCTTTGAATTGTTCTTGAAAAAAACTTTTTGTATTGTTTACAAACTCATTTCTTTTTTCTGTTATTTGTTGTTGTTCTTGGTTGTATCGTTGGAAAAAGTCCATAGCTTTTTTCTGCTCATTAGTAACAGATGGCCTCAACTTGATTTCATCATAATATTTACTTTTCATTTGCTCTAAAAAGTTCTTGGCTTTCGCAACTTCTTCTTTGTATGCAAGCTTTTGCTTACGTACAAATCTTTCTTCGTCCGCTTCTTCATCAAAAGCAAAGTTATCTTCCATAACAAAAGTAACTTCTTCATCTGTAAGATGCGGTCTAGTCTTTTTATAATATTCTCTAACAAGTAGTTTATCGTCATACTTGTTATAATCTTTATTTAAAGTAACATAATCTTCTACAGTTCCACCTGTATCTTTCATGAATGTTACTAGCTTTTCTACGTTTTCAGGTAATTCAACACCTGTAACTCTTTCATCTCTTATAGCTTCTTGAGCTTTTTTCTCTAACTCTTTAGCTTCTTCTTTTACTGGCTTTTCATTTATTACCTCGAGTTCTTTGTTCTCATCTTTGTTTTCGACCTTTTTGGTAATTTCTTCAAGTCTTGGCTCGGATGTTCTCTCCTCCACTTTTTCCACATCTTTGGTTTGTTTATTCTCATCCACGACTCCTGTGCTTTGCTTTGGAACGGCATCTTCTTTTATTTCTAGTTTAGTTACTTTTTTTTCCTGTGTTAACTTTTTAGGTCTACCAGGTTTTCTTTTCATTGTGAGAGGTTGTTTTGAATCCACCTCTGCCTCTGTTTTTACTTTTGACATAATATAATATAATATAAGTTATTAAATATTTAAATCTTGATTTTGTTCAAAATTTATGGGTAATAAGTTGTTTTGTTTTTGATCAGCAATAGCACTTTGCTGAGTACCTACTATCTTAGTTCTTTTATCTTTTCTATTTTCAATTTCCAGTTCGCGAGAAGCTTCTGTATTTACTTTCTGTTGACCTAACTGCATGTTGTAGTTAAATTCTAATTCCATTAACTCACGTTTTATTTGAGCCTCTGTTCTCATTCTTTCTATCTCAAATTGAGATTTACCTTTTTCAAACTTAAGTTTAGTATCTAGTTGAGCTTCTGATTTTTGTACTTCTGCAAGAGCGGAAGCTTCACTTGCTTGAGCGTTAGCTTGTCCTTGAGCTTGAATATTAGCTAAGTTAGCAGCTTGCGCAGCTTCTGCAGCTTTCTTACGTTTTAGCTTAATCATTTGATTAGCTAGCTTTAAGTTTCTAACTTGCCTAATATCTATAGCATCTTCTAAATTTATACTACCGCTAGACAATGCTGCTTGAATGTTCTGCTCTAATTGCTCTTTTTCTTTTTCATCTGGAACTAAGTCAAAGTAAATGCCAAAATCATACAGATGTATAGTTGACAAATCCTCTAATTGACCAACGTTCCATGTTGAAATGCTATTTTTTAAAGCTTCTTTTGTTAAATCAAATTCAATACTATCAGAAGTTCTAAGCACTATGTTTTCACAAGTTTTAACAGTTAAATACAAATAAGCATTTAATATATGTTTTGTTGCTGTATTAGAATTAGCAGCTGCAAGTTTTTGTAAACCTACTAAAGAATCTGAGTTTGGCATACTACCATCTCTAGCTTCATTAAGTCCGGTTACGTCTCTTATCATTTGTAAATAATACTGATATGTAGATATTAAAGAATTTATTTTTTGACCACCATCACTTTTAACTAATTCTTGTATTGGTATTCTACCTGGATTAGGATCACCTTCAGTTGTCATTGATCTACCTAATATACTACCAGTTTGAAAATACATATTCAAAGCTTCTTTAGCATTATACGTAGTACCGTTTCCTAAGTCTACCTCAGCTAAACCATCAACATCTAAATAAACACCATCAGGTATTACTTTAGATATTACTTGCTGTATTTTTAAATGAGTTAACTGTATCATATCTGCAAAACCAGTCATACGACTTACAAGGCTTTCTATTCTGCCACCATACATTTTAGGGCAACAGATATTATAATTCATATTTACTTTAACTAAGTTAGATTTTGGCCTTGTCATATTTTCAGCCATTTTCCACTCTAACATCATATCGTAACCTAAAACTTTAGCGCCACTATAAAGTACTTCAATTGACCTACTAACTCTATCAAAGTTTTCATTTTCATTTGGATCAAAAGTATCTGGTTTTTCTAAAGCTTTTTCTAAACCTGTGGCAGTTCTTTTTATTTTAAAAACCTGCTCACTAAAAGTCTTGTATTCAAAATAAAGTATATAAATATAATTACCATCTCTTTTGCCATTTCTGTTATATAAGAAGTTTCCATTACCTTGATAGTCTTGTAGCTTTTTAAGTTCTTCACCTGTTAAGTTAGGAAATTGTTTCTTACAGTCTGCTAAAGATAATGCTTTTACTTCGCCTACATACCATAGGTCTTCAAAATTTGGATCTTCACTATATGAATAAACTAACTTAGAAGGGTCTACATAATCAACTTTAACACCTTCAGCTTTGTTCCAAGTTGTTTTAACAGCTCCAATACCTAGTATTACTAAATCTTCTATTACACGTTTTTTCTTTAAGTTATATCTATTAAACTCTAAAGTATTGTTAATAGCTTCTTCACAAGCTATTTCACTTGCTTGCTTATAGCTTAACTGCATATGAAGATCAAGCTCTTCTTTATTTTCTGGTAATTCTTCTGGCTTGTTAGTATTGAATAAATCCATACTCAACACGCTTTGTATTTGTGCTAAAAATTCTTTTGCTTGCATATCTCTCAATATGTCTTCTGCGTATTTAGATCTAATACGTCTTGATTCTGGATCTTGTGCAAAAGCTTTAATATCATAAAGCTTATCATCCATACCGTTAACTACTATGTCTACAAACTTAGGTATAATAGGAACAGGTTTCCAGTCTAAATTTAAATAACTTAAGTCACCGTTAATAGCTAGTTCATCTTTGTATTTTTGAACTGGTTGTTCTGCTCTAGCATATAATCTACGTAGCCTAAAATTATTGTAATTGCTATTAAACCTGTTTTCAACTCCAGATCTAGTTCCACTAAACCAATCACCTTCAATAGCCATACCAACTTGGCGGCCATAGTCCATGCTTTGTTTAGCTTCATCAGGTACTACCTGATCTGGAAAAGAACTATAAGTGTTTGTAATTTTCGTCATTTATTATATTATTTGTGAAAAGGATCCTTTATTATTATATCTACGTATTCCTAAGTTAATGTTTTGTTGAACTCTAGTAGGAACTGGTCTATATTTGTTTTTATTACAAGCCATAATGGCTAATCCTGAACTAATAGAAGCATCATATTTAGTTCTATTATTAATATTAAACCTACTCCAGTCATCTAAAGTTTTTTGAAAATACATATCACCTACTTTGTTTTCAAGTTGGCCTACGTAATTTTCAATATAATATTCAATAGCAGCAGCGTGTGCTTGCTTAATGTCTTCGCTTGAGTTAGGTATACCACCTATTTCTCTTTCAGCTACAGATAATTTGTTGTATATTTTATCAGGACGATTCATACTAAAACCTCTATAACCTCTACGTTTTAAATAATATAATAATCTTGGTTTATTGTTTTCAGCAAGTATTGGCATACTGTAAAATGCTAAGGCCATTAATACATCTTCAAAAAATATTTCAGCTGTCTGAGGTCTAGCTATATACTCTAAGAAAAAATGATTAGGTGGTGCGTCTTCCATAGAAAACTTTGTTAATCCATGAAGTGCTCCTTTAGAGCCGCGACCATCAACAGTACCGCTAATGTCGTAAGAATCACAGCCGAAAGCTCCAATATGTTCGTTACCTGGATATTTAGTTCCATTTTTTGTTATTATATTATTTTGCAGCTTTAATGGTGGAACCCATGAAACTAAAAACCTACCGTTTTTGTTTGGGTAAAATTCTACTTGAGAATCTTTAACTCCATCTAACCATTGAAAACTACCTTGTGCTACAGAAGATATATTATTTAGTTCTTCGTTAATATCTATTTGTTGATATATTTTAGTTAAATTAAACAAACTATCTTTAGTTTCATCTCTAAATGCGTGAGCTTCAGTTCTTGGAAATTGTCTGTAGTACTCGTTTAAAGCATCTTGATCAGATTTTAATCCATCAACTTCGTTGTTCCAGTGTTGTATAACTCCTGTTGTAATATATCCACCATCAATTGTTTTGACTGGATCTTTTGGGTTTGTAAAGATAGGTAGTCCGAAAGAATCCATGAATCCTTCGTAGTTCCACTCCATAGGTATGAACAAGCTATAGAGCCCAGAAGTTGTTTGTCCGTTTTTATTTCTTTTTGTAACGTCTGAATTGTAGTATAGTTTTTTAAAGTTGTCTCCACCTTTGTCTAAAGCATTTGAAGTTGAGCCCATCATACATTTACCGACGATTCTAGAACCAAGTCTTAATGTAGTTTTTGTAACTCTCCAGTTGTTTAATATATTATCAGGTCTTTCCCATTTACCACTTTCGTCATGAGCTAGTATTTTTAGCTTTTCACCATCATAAGAGTTGTCACCTGTGTTTTTCCAGTCAATAGTTGTATCAAGTCCGTCTAGTTCTTTAAGCTGTTCATTGCTTTCCATCTTTCTTCTAGTAAGCTTGGATGCTGGAACCCTATATGCCAACTCAGTCTTTGGCCGATCCATACCGTCTTGAATTGGTTTGAAGAAAAATGGATAGTTAACAGATATTGGTACAACCTTATCCGTAAACATTTTTTTAGCATCAGCACCTGACTTAGAGAGTATACCAAATCTACAGTCTGAGGATATTGTGGCTTGATTAACAAGTTCTGAGCTTGCCATAAAGCTAAATCCAGATCGTCTGTTTTTAAGGTAACAAATTCCGTAACACCTATGGTCTGCTTTACAGGCTTCCCAAAATATAAAGAATAATCTATTTGACTCTCTGTATTCTGGCGCTCCAATGTCAATTTTTGACCATTGCAAGTACATGTAATGAGTACCAGTAATGTAAGTATCAATACCATTATTACAAAACCAAAATCCTTTTTCTCGTCTAGTAAATTCATTATCAATATAATCGTACCATTTTTCTTTAAAATCTAAAGAGTATTCTTCCCAGTCAAATCTTGTTTTAATTCGTTGTAGCTCTTTTGGGTATTCAAATTTTGCCCATCGTTGCTCCTCTTTTTTTTCGCTTCGTTTAAACGGTTCACTTGCTGCTGGTAGAGCAATGCGGAGACCTTGTATTTCAATGATTGTTCCAATTTTACCTGTTTTACTTATTACTACAAAATCATACTCCACATTATAACCATACTCCCACTTTTTAAATCTATTGTTTTTAGCTAATATCTTGGGGTTAATAACATCTTTTATTTCTTTACAAAGAGTTTGTTCGTAAATCACTTGCTTCTCCCTTCTGCAAAACCTTTAAATGACTTTACTTCTTTTGTTTTATCTTCGCCATTTAATGCAGCTTCTTCTTCTTCAATACGTTGTAGTATTTCAAACGCGTCCATAATACAAAGCTTTTTAGTTGCTGCAGCATTCTTTAATCTATCAGCGCTTATGTCTTCACCTGTATCTACTATAGGCTCTTTAGCAACTTTAATTAACTCATTAACTGCTTTTTGTCCAGCTTGGATTATATTCTTTCTCGTCTCCTTTGTTTTCATGAGTTAAAGCTATATTATTTGATTTCATACAATAAAGTCGTTCATCACCTATAATAAACTCAAACTCTGAGTTAGGTGTAAACGTTACAAGTGTTCCAGGTGTTATTCCTACGTCTTCTAAGGAACTATTGCTATATCTAACTATACCAACGTTAGGTTTCTCTTTTAGTGTGTTAAAACTATCTGTATCATGTACTGGTGAAATAAAGCAATAGTCATTAAAAGCCTTACCATTATACATGTATATCTGGTTAGGTGCACAAAAATATAAGTCGTCTTTAAAATAAGTTGCGCTATTACGTTCTTTACCTTTTTGATCGTACCATCTTCTAAACAAGTTATGATGTACATATAACTTATCTCCAACTTTAATAGGTGAGCTATAAGCAGCTGGTATAGAAACAACAACTGCTTCTTTGCTCACGAATAGGTGGTTTTCTATAGTGGTATTAATAATAAGTGTTTTATCACCTACTTTTCTTATATTGTCATATCTTGATTTAAGAGGTTTGACAATAAAGCTATATAAGCTTTTCATTAATATTTAAGATCGTATTCAACAGATATAGCCATATTATTATTAAACTTTTTCCAAGGAAGTACTTCGCTAGATTTAGTTATAAAAATATTATATGAATTGTCTTTATCGTCAAACAAAATATTAGATATTGTATGACCACCATAAACTTCTTGATCTAAAGAATAATGCATAGCATCATTTTTATAATCAGAACCTATACTAATCTTCCTTATTACTGACATCTTCTTCGTTTCTTGTCCAATCACCAGTTTGAAGATCAATATTTATATGACCATACTTATCTTGTAATTCTTTTTTAGTACCATCTACTGTAACATTAGCATCAGCTAATTCATGAAGTAGTGCGTGTTTTTTAGATTCAAGATAACCTAACTCCATTAGTATAGAGTTGACTTTATTTTGTTGTTGTTGAATTTTATCTAGTTCTGCTTTGGTAACTTTACCACGCATTCTATTCTTTATATTTGACATTTGATTTAATTTAATTGTTTGTTTTTGTTTTAGTATATTGCTACTAAATTGGAACCTGATACAACACCTTTTGCTAACATAGGTGCTTTGTCTCCTACAACTGTTCCTGGTTGTACTTTTGGAAATACTACGTTTGTACCTGCTTCTGTTATTATTTCAACACTTTGTTCTGCATTACCATTATATATTACAGCTCCTCTATCATTAGTAGCTAAACCTGGTAAAGTTAAACCATCTGCTAAAACAGTAAGTTTAGCACCTGTCCCACCACTAGTTGCTGCATCAAGTGTGATTAAATTATTTACATCATAGCCACTACCTGCTGTTATAATTTCTACAGCTTGTAATGTTCCAGCTGCTGACACTTCAGTTATGTTAACTTGAATACCTGTTCCACCACTAGGGGTAGTTGCACCTGACTGGCCAAGCGTATCGCCTACATCTGATTGATCATAACCAGATCCGACTACACTTATACTAACAGCTTCTATTGCTGGTATTCTTATATTTATTGCCCCAGCTATAACTGCCGCAGCGTCGTGGCCAAACACTCTTGGTTGAGCCATCATATTTCCTTCTAAACCTCTCATGTTTATTTATTTATTTTTGTTATTTTTTCAGCACCACGACTTCCGAAGTATGCTACGTAAACTGTTACCAGCAATGTTTTTAATAAGTTTATCCATGACTCATCTACATCAAATTGTAAATGAAATGAATCTACAGCCATCATGAATACAGCTGATGTAGTTAAAAATATTAAAGCTAACGGTCTAGTGTTTTTACTTAACCAAGAATCTGATTTCATATCAGATCTCCATCTGCTAGATACTTCTTTCATTTCAGCTATATCTTGTTCTATAAGCTTCATAGCCTGCTCTTTATCTACTTCATCAATCTTACTATCACTTGATATAAGATTTTTTACTACACCAAGAGTTCCTTGATTAGGTAATACGTCGCCTAACGCTTGTAAAACTTTAGGAGCTTTACTAGCTAAAAATGCTCCTACTTTAGTTTCTTTAAATGTTTTCTTTTCCATTTAAATATCGAATTTTTGATTATTTAATTCTGCTATTTTCTTTTGAAGCTCTGCTTCTTTTCTATTAATTTCATTAGTGTGAGCACCTTTAATTCTTCCATCTTCGTCTCTATATTCAGCGTTTAATTTATCTATTGCTTCTTGCTTTTTTAACTTTTGAGTATTAGTTCCTGTAAATATATCTGGAAATGCCTCTTGAGCTTTAGCTAACTCTGTTGAAGTTAGTTCATAATTACGCTTCTTTTGTTTAGTGTTTTCTCCAGTAATAGCTTTTCTAAGATCACTATATTGTCCACTAGAACCTTTCATACCTGCTTTTGCAGCTGCTTCTTTTTGTTCTTCAAGTAATTGCGCAAGCGTGACGTCACCAGAGGCAACTGGGTCACTAGTTCCTGTTTTTGGCTTGTCATAAACAAACTTCATGTTATCCATAGCTGCCGCAGTTGATCCATATTCTTTTACTAAAGCTTTAAAGTCTTGACCTGGTTTTAATGTTATACTACCACTACCGTATTCAATCTTTGGTAAATCACCACCTTTAGTAAAAAGATCATCATAGTAATTATAGCTTGCCATTTTATCTTTATACTCTTTTTCAACTTTGCTAAGCTGATTTCTAAATTTTGCGTTGTATTGCTCAGCGCTCATGCCAGAAGGTTTGTTTTTAAAACTTGAAGATTGTTGTATAGAGTCAACGCTTCCACTTGCACCTTTAGTGAATCCTTGCCAATTTATCCTGCCTTGATCATCTCTTTTAATATCTATAGTACCTTGCCCATCACTTTCACGCCTATGAATTAACTGCCCTGTTTCAGGAGAAAAATAAACCGTATCTCCTGCATAAGGTGTTCCAGAAGGTGTTGGATCTCCTTCATTTAAAGCAAAAGGTGTAAACTTTTTAATCATAGTTGGTCCAAAGTTTTCATTCATTGAAACTTTACTTTTATCACGTTTTCTCCCAAATTTATGTCTAGAACCAATTTTTTGAAAAGCAAGTGGTGTATCATCTTTCATATTAGGTGGTCCATCTAACTTATTAGGATTAGGCCTCATATCTTTTTCTTCTAAATTGTCACCAGCTTTATAAGCATCTTTTTCCCAAGGTAAAGACTTATCACTTTCATTAAAGTTTTTTCTGTCAACTCTTTTAACACCTTTGCCATCTAAATTGTGGTAAACAGCATTATCATCATAAGCTAGTTTACCATCCATCATATCTTTTAAATGGTGATCCTCGTGAGACTCCGCTTCTTTTCTAAGTTTAGAATTTAAAGGAATATTTTTATTAACGATCATAGTGCCGTTATCATTAGCTTTAGCAACTAAACCATTATCATCGCCAACATTATCAGGTGTAAACGGAACTTCATACCTTGCAACGGGATCTATACCGTAAGGTGCTTTTAATTTAAACTTTGCCATATTAACATCTCCAACGTTTTCTAGCTGCTTTACCTCTCTCACCAGTCCAACTTTTTGATCTAGCACAAAAAGATTTTCTTCTAGCAGCATCTTTACTTCCAGGTTTTACATTCTTCTTCGTCACAGGAGCAGAAAGCGTGCTACCTGGATTTTGTTTTTTATATTTAGCTCTACCTGCCGCTGTCATACCAGCACCCTCTTTAACAGACAAAAAGTTTCTACCTTTACCTTTTGTAGTTTTACGTAGAGAAGGTCCACTTGACTTTCTACAACTACCTTTCTGTCCAGCGCTAGTGCCAGGAACTCTTTCATAACCTTTCCAACAAGATAAACCGCCTACCATTTTTTCTTCTTGCTAGGAACTTCAACTTCTTTAACTATAACGGTTGTTTTAGGTTTTCTATTTTTTAGTTCCTCTAATTGTTTATTTAGCTCTTCTAACTTTCCATCTGCCTCAGTTCCGTCTTTTACTAAAGTAGAAGTAATTTTAACTTCTTCTTTTAATATATCTTGAGTTGCTTCTAATACTTCAACTTGATCTTTTAGTTGTATTATCATCTTCTCATTCCAAGTTTCTTTTAGCTCATATTCTAAACGAGTAACTTCTATAGGTGGTAATTTTCTAGCTTCTTCAATATCTGCTTGCAACGTGTAATACATACCTACAAAAGAGGCTGTAACCATTATTATTGCTACTACAGTTTTTAAGTCAAGTTGTATATTTGTGTTCTCAGATATTTTTGTACTCATTGGTTGCATCAAATGACGGGCATGCTTTATTAGCAAACTCGTTGTGTGAATATATAGTTGCTTCAGGGTACATAGCTTTTAATGTTCTAATAACAGCTAGTAGTCCTTCTTTTTGTTTTTCGTTTCTAGTATCTTTCGGG